TTATGATAAGCTGATGCAACAATTTGGAAACGAAATTTCATTGACCCTCTCCATCTATCAAAGGGTAATGTAGCGAAACAACATGCTGGAAAATGATATTCACCGTCGTTTTCTGCCCAAAGGACAGGATTGAAACGGGCATTCCAAAGCAAGGTGTCCACAGGATCTGACATACCCCAAGAGAATTTGGTGAGATATGACTCTCGACCAGCTATTGATTTAATCGTTAGCTCATCAGTGTCACCTAAACCCATAGTTCTTGGATCAATTGTAAGTTCTTGTTTCGCATCCAAAGTTAATTTGTGACAAGTATCTGGCACATTAGTATTTGCCATGTTACCCATCAAAGTTGGCTTGTATGAATTGATAGTGGACAAATCAGGTGGACGTGAATATCCAAACATAGTCGCAACACTTGACACGGTGGATGCAGCCATTTGAGTTGCCTTTGCATACATTCCTATTCCTGGGACCTTGGAAAGTGCTCCTGCAACTTTGGCTATATATCCGGCCGGTCTCGATATTGGACCAGTTCCATATTCATCTTTGGCCTGTGGCTTATAAACTATACCCATCTGAGGAGTAAAAGTTTGAGTCAAACCAGCAGGTACAGAAGATGTAGGAATTGTCATGGATACCTCTTCTGCCCAAACAAAAACTGATACTATCACCTCATCATCTGCATTATTAGCATGGCGCAATGGATTAATGCCATGAATAATGATGTCACCCATACTTTTCCAGTCTCGATCTGGAATGTTAAGTGCATTCATATACCAGACAAATGGTAAAGTGAGAGTACCACCCTGATTGGTGGAAGGATCTAAGTACACATGTGGACGTTGACTCGCTCCGACAATATCGTTCTGAAAAAACAAACGATCCTTTGTTAAGGTATCAAATTGTATGAGCGGTGTGTAAGAAGCTATTGCACGGCCATAATGAAAGCCATTACCGTTCAATAGTATGCGTACTTTAAGTTTACATCTCAACCGATTGAAATTAGCAAGCCGATTGATGACACGAGGATTATCGAGAAAATCAGTCCAAGGATTGAATTTCTCGAAAATATTCGTGCCGACTGCCCAAGAGTACGATCGTGTACGAATGGGCCGGGAGAGAAAGTTCTCCAATTTGGCGTCGTAAGGGTCAGCTGGTGCAAAAGTAGGATCTGGCATACTGTCAACAGTATAATCCCAATTTGCATTCTGATCCTCAAAACGCATTGTTTGGTGTTGAGACATTTGTGCCTCCTCGTTTATTGTTATTGAAAATTTATTAGTCGCAAGTCATCATTCACTCAATTCACTGGTAGACTTAATCCAGTGAAGAGTTGTCAGTCTTGTGTAATAGCTAGTTACTCCCCTAAATAAGGGTATTCTACGAGGAGAATGCTGTGTGGCAAAGCCTGAGTCCTTTCCTTAACTGACCGGCGGATTGGACTTGGTAACCAAATACCACACCTCCTGTTTAGCGGATGACCGTAGTAAGACACGGCCAGAGGGATGCATTTTATGCCTGCCCAAGGCGGAGTGCTCTAATCGTACTTTTCTTTCCATGCAGTAAGTCTATCATCATAAGTCAAATGAAGACCGGGAATTCCATGTGCGATATCAGCTGCTTTTGCAACCTGATGCATTTCTGATCGACGTTGTTCATACTTGTCTCGACCATGTGCAAACCACTCTCTCAATCCACCATCAATATTTTGCATCGATTGTTGCTCTTTTGTGAGAGCTTTGGATTTAAGAGTGGCGTGAAGAGATTTAAATATTGAATCTTCATCCAATGCACCCATGATCTTGCCAGTATCCTCTGAATAAATATTCTTTCTTTTCAGAAGATCTGCATCCTCGTCTTTCATATATGGAGTAGGTTCTGACTCCTTATCAGGCATTGTGAATTTCATATCATGCTTCGCCAGGAAATCTGCCACTGCAATGTGGTTGAATTCTGGAAAAGCTTCGTGAACTGAGCTCTTCGCATCATCACCATAGGTTATGAGCGAACAGGCCTCACGAAAGGGTGGAACACAACTCCGATTCTTAGTAACCTCGAAGTAAGCACACCTAAATAATAATGAATTCACG